TAAGTTTGGTATAAAACCACATGCCAACAAGTTCATGGTACTCGCGCCCGAGATAGCCGAAAATTTTAAGATGGAACAAACCGATTGGCAGCTTATAGTAGAAGGTGGAAGAAATACTTATGCTGAGAAGTACAAGAGTGACGAAACAATAGATTGGAAAGTCCCAATGACTATGGGAGGCAACAAGATTATGAGGTACAAAAATAACTCAGAAAGTGTATCTCGTAGAACCGCGGTAGTTAACTTTTGGAAAAAGGTAACGAACACTGACACCGAGATTGACAAAAAACTTCTTAAAGAACTTCCTTTTATATTGAAGTTATGTATTCGTGGCTATTATAACGCTTTAAATATACACGGGAAAAAAGGTATTTGGAATATACTTCCAAAGTATTTTCATGAAAACAAAGAAGAGATGGAACAAACTACAAATTCTCTTCAAAATTTCTTGAAATCCGGTAAGATTATATTTGATAAAAAATTGTATATTCCAATGAAAGTATTTACTCAGGCGTTTAATGATCACTGCCGAGAAAATAATTTACCCAGGGAACAATTTACAAAAGATTATTTTATGTCTACATTTACTAATAACAACATTAAAATTATTCAACAAGGCAGTCGTGAATATCCCCCTAATTCTGGTATAGTTCTAAAAAGAACTACATTTTATACTGGTATAGATATTCCAGGAGACAATAATGATGTAGATGACCCAGAGTAATTCGTTTTATATCAATATTTAAAACATTAGCTGTATAATAAATGGGTAGCGAAAACCCCGCATCTGACGATTTCAGTCTAATTTACATTGTTTGTTTTGTGTGCGTTTTAGCCATTTTGGCCTTTTTGATCTATAAGTTATATAACAGAGTAGTTGAATTGTCTAAAGATATAGATAATATCAAGAATAGTGTTGAGAAAGATAAACGGGGGATGCCAAAAATTGAAGAAATTGAAGAAAATTCAGAAACTGACATTGACATTGAAATCGATCCCAACAGTGATGCTGAATTAGCGCCGGTTATTAATAAAATTAAAAACGATCCTGTAAGCAAAAATCTCGATATAATAGATGAAGATGAAGATAATTAATCCAAATCTATAAATGATATTATACATGCTCTGTAATAATTATATTCGTCTATCGATACATATAGATTCCAATTAATTTTTTGTAAGAGGTGAACTTCTAATGGACCAGAGTCGTGAATTTCAAAATCCGAACAATATTTATTGGCCAATATTAAACAGGTTTCCAAAACCAATTTAATATTCGCATAGGTTATTTTACACTCTAAATTATATCTATACATATAAATCAATGCTACTATAAAAGTACTTTTATCAAAAATTTTGTTACATTTATAAAAGTTTGTTATAAAAGAGTAAATAAAGCATTTATTTGTAAAGGCATTTGCTATCTTATGAGAAACGTTGCAGGAAACTTTTGATTTTATTATATTATCTATTTGATATACGGTTAACATTAATATAAAAAACTATTATTATTTTGCAACAAATTAAAAATTTGGTGTAATACAAATTTATAAGTACAGATGTCATCTCCCCCTGTTATTATAATACTACCCGGTCTAAACATAGCACATGTTATTATTTTTTCGTTATAAGGATTTGAAAATTTAATATTTATTCCAGGATATTTACTTGGATTGAAAGAATACATCTTAACATGTTCCATTTCTTTTAAATCTAAAAATTTACATACATTCGATTGTTTTATATTTTTATCAATTTTTAAATCGGAATTAATCATACAAATTCTCACATTAGATATAAACGCATCAGAATTGAAAGCTTCTAAATTTAAAAGTCTTCTGTATATCTTGCGTATAGCATATGTCGCAGACATTACATTTAATACACCCGCTAACTGCACATTTCCGTTAGAGAATATTTTAATAGACACCCTGTTTTTATTTTGGTATTTAACACCTGTATATGTATTTATACAGTTGTAAAAAGACTTACCGGTTATTTCATCGCAATATACCTTGGTATATTTTTCCAAATTTATAGAACTATTGAGACTGCAACAGACTGTCATAGTAGAGATGCTCCAATTTTTAGTTAAATTGAATTTTTCTAAACTGTTGATAGCCTGTAATTCATTGTATATGTCATAAAAATATCTAAAGTTTTTATTACATATACAATCATTATGTTTGCATTTTGGATCGCAAATTTTACAAAAATCAATCATCGATTCTTTATATTAAATAGTAAGTTTTCTTTATATTAATATTTTTTAGTAATTTATTATCTCTAAAAGCTGAATATAGTCTAAGATTATAGTATTGTTAACAGATTCTTTGCATGCACTTAAAATTATTTCAGAATCCTCTTTTGGGTGATTTTTAATTAGGTAATTTATATAGTATATAAATCTTGGCAAAATGTTATGATATATTTCTTCTAACGCTACATCTTTGTTATGTATTTCATTAATTATATCATATAAACAATATGTTATTATATTAAGATCTGTTGTTTTAATCATGCTTTTTGATATTAATATCTTATTCGTATTTTTTCCATAGTAGTATCGAATTAATTTATTAATTTGTATCAATTTATTGTCTTTTATGAGTTGACGCGTGCACGGATCTCTAAAGTCATTGGTTTTATTTAAATATTCTACTAATGTAAAAAAATTATAGTAAAAAAATTTGTCGTTTACTTTTATTGAAACAACTGGATACTTTAGAGATTCGTGACATATAGGACAAAAAACATCCATCATTGTTTTACTTCTTAATTTTGTTTGTATAATTTTAGCCGCATTAAAATTGTTTAATAAATCGAGTAAATAATCTTTATTGTAATTGGAAACATATCGTATACCCTTAATTTTACATAAATTTTTAATACATTTAACTGTAAAATCTTTTGAATAAGATATTAACATTTCATTTTAAATTATATAATATATTTTTAAATTAAATGTGTTTAAAAGAATAACTTATTATTTTTATAATGTCTTCTTTTAAGATTTCTAAAAAAATAGCACACACGGATTCAAGAATGTCTGTAATATCAAAGCATGATCAAACTATAGAATCTATAGAAAAAGAGAAAAAAAATTTAAACAAGTATAAATCCGAATTAAATTTATTGTACAAAGCTAAAACTGTTAATAAATCTAATCTGGATATCGACGCTAAACTAAAAGAACTAGAAGATAAAATAGATGACATAGAATCAGAAAGACAACTATCTGAATATCTATTCAAGTCAATGGAATTTATAAGAGATATAGACTCCGAAGAATACACAACCGAATGTAACAACGAAGGAGAAATATTCAAATACATTTCATTAGATTCTAAAAATAACAAAGAAGAATTTTATAAGATGTATATGGCTAAATGCTTTCCAGAAGAATCTGGTGTTTATATAGAACGCGGAAAAGCAGTGTACATCTGTAAAGAATGTCAGGGAAATACTGTTCAAGATACGTCATCTGGTTTATTAATTTGTTATAGTTGTGGTCTAACTGAAACGTTTAATATATCTGAACTACCAGAATGGAATCATGCAGAGAATCACGAATATATTAAACCTTATAGTTACAAAAGAACTAATCACTTTAAAGAATGGATTACTCAGATACAGGGTCGTGAAGGTACAAATGTTCCAGAGGAAGTTATACAATTGCTGATATTAGAGATTAAAAAAGAACGTCTTACGGATAAAACTCTTATCACATATCATAAAATCAAAGAATTTCTTAAAAAGTTAAAGTTAAATAAATACTATGAACATATACCAAATATAATCCATAAAATTACAGGTAATAAACAATTAGTTATTTCACAGGAATTAGAAATCAAACTAACAGATATGTTTAATGAAATTCAAGAACCATTTGAAAAGTACTGTCCGAAAACCAGAAAGAACTTTTTAAGCTATTCTTATACTTTATACAAATTTTTTCAATTATTAGATAAAAATGAATATCTTATTTATTTTCCATTACTTAAAAGTCGTGAGAAATTATTTGAACAAGAGAACATATGGAAATGTATTTGTAAAGAATTAGACTGGAAGTTTATTAAATGTATATAATATAATCTATTGTGTATAAATACATGTATTTAATAATTATTGAATGTAACTGCTCCTTTTTCGTATAAAGCTGTGCACTTACCTTCAGCTACAACGGTTAAAGTCTCAAAAAAATCCTCATAATCAGCTTTTGTAATGGCTTTTTTGGCTGTAAGAACTAATCTAATAGAATCAAATCTAGCAAGGGGTACATAATTTTGATCATATGGAGAATCTCCATTTTTAGCGAGATCTATTTTGTAATAGAAAAATCTATCACTGTTTAATTCGTGAATTCTCGTGTTTATAGAAGCAATGGCAGCAGAAATAACAGTACCACTAGCATCGTTTGCAATGGCGGCCGGAGTGTCAGCAGCTGCAAGCGCGCGCGTATTTGATTGTGACTGGGCTATGTAATAGGGTAGTTCACCGGAATAAGAAGTAGAATTTAAGAATAACTCTACATCAAATCCGCCGAGATTTTCTAATTGTTTATGACACACTCCTAGAATACAAAGCTTGTCTGCATAAATATTAAAATGATCGCAATTTATTGTTATCGTATCTCCGACATTAATAGTAGATTGAATTGGTTTATCCGATAATTGAGCAAATTGAGAAATATTAGTTCTTTTTGGTACAACCTGTTTTATAAGAAAATCTCTTTCAGCATTTGTCATTGAAATTTTATTGGCAAAAAGTTTAAAAGAAAAAGTATTATTAGCGAACGCCGTTGGCGCAACGTTGGCGGCGGAGTTAACATATGCAGTAAATGCTGATAATGTCAAATTTTGTGGATAAACTTTTACTTGTAGAGACTGGTTATTTGCACACGCCATTAGATATGAAGAATCTAACGCTTTATGAGATAACATTTTAAATATATTTAAGTTTACCGTTTGAGCAGCCGTTTGTGTAGAAGTGGTAGAACCTGATATTGGATAAAAGTTTGTAAAGACGGTATAATCTCCGTGATCAAAATAATCCTTTATTAGTTGCATAGTATTCTGAGTGCAAATGACCTGATTACCCATGCAGATTTCTATTCTATCTATAAAGTATAACATATAATAAACCGGAGTGTTGGTATCTTTTGTAAATTGTCCAGTTCTTTCGATTGCAAGAGTTAAATCATTAATTGCGTCTGAATCGTTGTCGAATGTAAATACAATAGTCTCCGGAGTTGTTATTTCTCCTTTGTTGCTCGATACTTCCGAGAAACTGGAACCATTTACATAATATACATTCTTGTCGTTTTCGTTCCAGAAAATTGATTTAGCATCTGGAACAGATTTGTCAGTAGTTCCGTATCCTTGTGTACCGCTACCATCGTATGCCGCAATTGCCGCAATTGAGCCTGACATTTATTATAAATGTATATATTTTTTTTAAATTAATTTAATACATTTTGTGTAATGTATTATTTATTTAACTTTTTAAATAAAAAGTACATTACATTTACATTTACATTTACATCGCATCACGGCGCATCACATTGCATCACGGCGCATTAATGTATTAAATAAGTTTAATACATAGCAAGCGAAGCGGCACCACCCTTGAAAAGTGCAGTGGTCTCACCAACACATGTTACGTTAACAAAGGTACTAATGGTAGTTAATGGTTTTGACGTGAATTTTAAAACGAGGCGAATGCTGTCAAAGCGATTTAGAGGAACAGACGAACCACTGTAGGCGGTTGATGCCAGCGGGAATACATAGGTTCCCATTCCAAACTCTTCGACTTCTAACACCGGACTAGTAGCGACTGTTCCGGTCTGGTATATGTATTTATTAGCGAATATACCTAACGAGTCCGAGGTAGCGTAATCAAGTAGAACACCAGGAAGTCTGCCAGAGAATGAGCTAGAGTTTAACTTAAGTTCAGCAGACGCGAGTTTGACACCGTCTCCGAGGTTGCCAGTGATGATTAAATGAGAAGCGTATAGCGAAAAGTGATCGAGTTCAATAGTCTTCTCGTCGCTACTTCCAAGATCTGTCGTGTAAGCATTCTGAGTCATCTTGAGACGCTTTGGAATACCAGCCTGAGCATCTGCCATTAACGCGGTTCTCTCGGCATTGCACATGATCTGCTGCTTAGCGTAAAGTTTACAAGAGGTTATAGAACCAGCGGCCGACTGGACGCCAAGTACACCAGAAACAGCCTGAGCACTACCCGAGTTAGCAAGTGTGAGAGATGCTGTATATGGAACATTCTCCTTGATTAAAACAGTGGTTGTCTCATTTATTGGGGGTGCCGTTGCACCGTCCGTGGCGGTATAATTTAATACTGTAGGGAAAGCCTCTACGAAAGTGACCTCAACCTTAACCTGCTGTGATGGAGCAATTACCATTGGATAACCGTCTTCGGTGTGATTTGTAAACTTACCAAAAACCGGGCCTAAGGTTTTAGTTAGCGATGGGATTACGAGCCAAGTTGTGTTTGCACTTGTACCATTCGACGGCGGAGTACTCATTACGCTGCTCTCACCAAAAGCGTCTGGACCAAGTTCAGTAGAATTTACAACTCTTAGATCTTCTCTTTCTATGGTCTGCCAAGTCTGCGAACCAACCTGAATTTTAACGGACTCGATGAGAGTCTGTAGAGCAAATGGCTTCAAAGAGAGGTTAGTGGTGGTGTTACCAGCTGCACCAACATTTGCAGGAGTTGTAGATCCAGTAACAGCATATGTAGGTAGTGTAGCGGTTAATTCTAAAAACATGTCACCAAGGCAATCGATATCAGTATTCACGAAAAAAAGTCTAGATCCTCCGAAGTTTACAGTGCTGGTACCACTGGACGGTATCTCAACGATAGAAGAACCATAATTCATCTGTTTGACGACATCGTTTTTGTTATAGAATACGGACATCACCGAAGGGTCACCTTCTATTAATGACTTTGTCGTTGCCGTACCCTGAGTACCAGACCCGTTATGAGCTGAGTGTGCTGCTATAGCTCCAGACATTGTATTTATAATTTATAAAAGAAAATAATTTTAAATTTAATACGTAGTTAAAATTATTTAATTTTAATTAAATGAAATTAGTTGAAGTTATTTAATACATAGCAAGAGACGCGGTGTCATTCTTGTAAAGAGCGGTTGTTTCACCTACGCACGTAACACTAACAACCGTTGTGGAATTAAGAGCAGCACCGCCACTGCCACCTAGATTTGTAATCTTAAGTCTAATGTTGTCAAAACGATTTAATGGAACAGACGAACCACCGTACCCACGAGACGCAAGTGGGAAAACAAAAGTATGAATAGCTACCTTGTCATCACTCTGCGCCGCGAGGTTACCCTCTCCTACACCGCGATTCTGATGCGAATGAAGACCGTTTGAAGAACCCGATAATTTAAGAAGTCCTAGAGGTAATTTACCTGAAAATGAAGTAGAATTCAATAATAATTCTACCTGCGCGTCTCTTAGTTTAGCCTCGTTAACACCATCAAGAGCGTTAGTGGCGACCCCGCCGAAACTTATAATAAGATGAGAGGCGTAGAGAGAGAAGTGGTCTAAATCTAGTTCGAGGGTTGACGGATTGTCGGTTGAATTCTTGCTTTGGTTTTGGGTCATCTTAATGCGCTTTGCGATACCATTTGGTTCCGACTTCAATTTCGCGCGCTCAGCTTGGCACATTACCATGTTCTGTGCGTATAAAGATAAATCAACAGTACCGCCAAAAGCACTAAGAGCGTCGCCTGCTGTAAAAACCTTAACAGTAACAGACTGACGAGGAGCGGCGGCCATTAAATAGCCAGATTCTGATTGTTCAGAAAAAGTTTCTAGACGCGGTGCAAGAGTTTTAGTAAACACTTTAAGAGGGAAAAAGGCTACGGCGGTCGCATTATTACCAACGACAATAGCATCAGGAACTCCTACGTCATATAGTCCAGTGGAAGAAACACCGCCCGATGTCTGAAACGAATAATCATCAAAAGAACCTCTTGATAGTTCGGTTGCCGCTAATGCCTGAAGATCAGCACCTTCTATTGTCTGCCAAGTTTGGTTACCCACCCTGATTTCTACACGCGAGACGACCTGGGCAATTTCCTGAGCATTGGGAGTAGCATTACCGCCCGATGAATTAGTAACTGCAACCTTTAAAACCATATCGCCTAGGCAATCGAGGTCGTTACTAACGTCAAAAATTTGGTGATTGGGGGAACTTAGCAGGTTTGTGCCAGATCCACCACTAGTTGGTACCTCGACAAAAGTTGAACCGTAAACTAATTGTTTAATTTTATCGTTATCGTTCCAAAATACTGAATGAGGTGGTGGAGCCGGACGACCAGTTCCATCCATCGCTCTCATAGTATTAGTTACAGCAAGACCCTGGGTACCAGACCCGTTATAAGCAGCATGAGCAGCTACAGTTCCAGACATTGTATTTATAATTTATAAAAGAAAATAATTTTAAATTTAATACGTAGTTAAAATTATTTAATTTAATTAGATGAAATTAGTTTAAGTTATTTAATACATCGCAAGAGAAGCAGCGTTCCTGTGGTAGAGAGCGGTTGTCTGACCAACACAAGTAACATTAACAGTTACATCGGTAGCACCGGATCTTACAAGGCCTAAAGTTAGTCTAATGTTGTCAAAACGATTTAATGGAACAGACGAACCACTGTACGCACGAGATGCGAGTGGGAAAATGTAACAATTAGCAAATCTGTTAACCCCCGTTTCTCCACGCGTACCGTTTGCATACAAACCTAACGAATCGGCAGCAGGGCCCGTCAATAAACCACCATCTAATTCACCGGAGAACGAAGTAGAGTTTAATTTAAGTTCGGCCGTTTTAATCGAAGCTTGCCGTGTTGTCGTACCGGGTATCACCTGTATAACTAAATGTGAGCAGTATAGAGAAAACTGGTCTAAATCTATGTTTACAGTGGCTTCATTATCAGAATCAAACGTTCCCGAGGCTACATTAGTGATAGAGTTTTGCGTCATCTTAATACGTTTAGCTAGACCCGACGCCGGCGTGGAAGCGCTGGCACCTCTAACATACTGGCGCTCTTCGTTACACATTACCATGCATTGACCAAAGAGTTTTAAAGAGAAACTAATACCAGACTGTGTTATTAGTGAACCGCCCGCCATGGACGATTTCATAGTTACCTTAATTTGAACTTTCTGAGCAGAAGCTCCAGCTAACATATAAGCACCCTCCGAAATATCAGTAAACTTAGAGAACTTTGGTCCTAATGTTCTTGTTAAACAAGGAATACGTATAACACCCGTTACATTGCTCGAAGTTGTAACAGTAGAATTTCCCGCTGCTGGAACGAGTGCATTTCTAGTTCCGTTAGAAGAAATACCTCCAGACATGTGTAGAACATAAGACTCGAAAGCTTCCTCAGACATTTCCGTAAGATTTAATGCGTTT